AATGGCAAAAAACATCTCATCTATTGTATTTACACCAAAACCTAAAAAAGGTAAATCTAAATACAAAAAGAAATTAAACAAACATGAAAAAACTAACTATAAACCTTATAAAGGACAAGGATAGGTTTTAATAACACATTTGGTTTTGATCCCTTTGTTGTAGTGATATAACTTAGGGATTTTTTATGTGTTTTAGTTAAATTTTGTTAAAAGTTTGGAAATGTCAAATATTTGTTTTATATTGCATCACCATTGAAGTCGTACATTTAATGGAGCAATTAAAAAAATATTAATTTAGCTATATCCTGTAAAGGGTTAATATATAGTAAGCTCCAAGTAGAATGTACGAATTCTTTTGGGGCTTTTTCTTTTTATACCTATACTCTGTTCAATCTTCCTAACAGATCAAAAAGGAATTAAATAATAGAATATATTGAGAAACAAAATGTTTAGTTAGATATTATATTACCGAAATAAAAATCTCGCAATGTCCTAACCTGACAACGAGTCCTGGGAGTAGAAAACATTTAAATCTGCTGAGTAATATAATAAATGAAAACTCCAATCCTGATGTAATCAAAGGGAGAATAAATAAGAATTGGAAACAGGCAGAAGTGCTAACTAAGCTAAAGAGTAATTGCCCTCTTTTAATCCTAATACTCTCTTTAAAAAATAAAAGAGTATCCCAGGATAGAGGTTTCCTATGTATACTCATTATTAACAATTTTTAACTATAATTTGGTTTATTCATATATTTTATTATATTTACATTTAAACTTTTATTTTGGCTAAAAAACCAAACAAAAAATCTGTTAAAAAGAAACAAGATCCTGAAAAATTAAAAGAATTTTTAATTAAACAAGGAGATATATTTGCTGCTCAACTTAAAGAAAAAGCAACTGGTTGGGAAAAAATATTGTATAAAATTCTTAAAGACTTACATTACAATTTTAAATTTCAAGTGCCAATAGTAGTTCCTGTAGGAAAAAGTTATAAACTATATATACTTGATTTCCTTCTTACAGATTATAACATATTTATAGAAGCAGATGGAAAAAGTACACATGGCTCTAAAGAACAAATAAAGAAAGATAACCTAAGATCAAAACATTTATTAAAATTAGGACTACACCCTTTAAGATTTAGTAATAAACAAATATCTGCATTTTCTTCAAAACAAATAAATGAAATAATAAAAGTTAGGCTTGAAATGTTAAGTAATGTTAACAAATTAGGAACTGACAATTAACTTGCTTTCCTTTACATAAAATTAATGAAAATGACAAGAGATAAAGTAAAAGAAATTATAGAAAGTTTTTATGAAGGAGAGTGGAAAGAAAATCAATTTGTAAGTAATGGTTTTAAAGATAGAAATACACCTATTGATGATGTAACTGTAATAAACTTGTTGCTTGAACAAAATTATATATCATTTGAAACTCAATCAGAAAGTGTATTTTTTCCAATAATTAATTTAAACTAAAATAAATATGACAATAAAACAAAAAGTAGACAAATACCTAAAAGACAACTACGGAGATGTAGTATTTGAAACAAAAGTAAAAGGTTTTAGATGGCAAAAAATAGCAGACAAAATTGGTAAAGATATAAACAAAGATTTTGTAAAAGATAGATGGAAAGTAGTAAAGAAGAAAATGGAAGAAACTAATAATACAAAAAGTGGATATGATCCTATAATTACTCAAGAATTAGAAAAAGAGAGAATATCAAATCTTAATAAAACACTTCCACAAAACCATACAATTTCTTTTGAAGTAACAAATCCTATAGTAAAAGAATTATATACTCCTAAAAAACAACCTTGGAGTTTTATAACATTTCTTAAAAACTTATTTAAAAACCTATGAGTAAAATAAAAGAACTAACAGATGCTTATTTAAAAAAGCATTATCAAAAAATACAAGACCTAAAAGATTCTGGTAAAATTAAATGGTCTGAAGTAGCAAGAGAAATATTAAGCTCTACTAAACATGGAGAAGGTGTTGATCCTGAGTATATTAGAAAAAGATTTCTTCAACTGAAGAAGAGTGTTAAAGTTGTAAACACAATAAATAAAACAGCACAAGAACTATTCAATAAAGAAATAAGTAAATTTCAATATTCTTCAGGAAAAGAAAACAAAGAACAAGGAACAAAAGAATTTCATTTTACAGCCGATACAATACCTACAGAAGATGAAATCATAGAACACTTTAACATTGACATTAAGAAGTTTAAAATAAGCCAAATATGGCATAAAACTACACCATCTGGTAAATACAGTATTTCTGTAAATCTTCAAGCTTTAAAAGATGAATATGCTATAGATTTTAAAAAAGAGTTTGAAAAATTTATAGAAAATTATAATGTTAAAAAATTAACACAACAATTTTCTCAAAAACAAGAAAGTAAATTTCAGAAAAAAACATCTGTTCTTTTAAATCTTTCAGATTTACATGTTGGTAAATTAGCTTGGGATAAAGAAGTTGGTTCAGATTATAATGTTGATTTAGCTAAAAAAGTATTTTTAGAAGCTTTAAAAAATCTTGTATATCAATCAGTTAGATGTTTTGGCGTAGAAGAATTTATATTAAATATAGGTGGTGATTTCTTTCATACAAACGGTTCTTTAAACCAAACAGCTAATGGGACTAATATGAATGATGTAGATACAAGGTATCAAAAAATTTATATTAAAGGATTAGAAATTCTTACAGAAGCAATAGATTTTCTTGCTTCTTTTGAAGGAGTAAAAGTAAAATTATATGTAGTACAGGGAAACCATGATAAAGCTACTTCATTTTATCTTGGAGAATCTTTAAAAGCTTTTTATAGAAAAGACAAAAATATAGAAATAGTAAACGATCCTCATATAAGAAAATATCATAAATATGGAGTGACTTCTTACATGCTTACTCATGGAGATTGTAAAGACGATGGATTACCACTTACTTTTGCTACAGAAAAACCTGATTACTTTGCAAGTTCAGAATACAGATATATATTTTTAGGACATCTTCATAAATCTTCAAGAAAAGTGTATCTTACTGAAAATGAGGTTGGTGGAGTAGTTTCAAGAAGATTAAATTCTTTATCTGTTATGGATGCATGGCATAATGAAAACAATTATTATGGAGCTAAAAGAATGGCTAATGCTTTAATATTTGATAAAGAAAATGGACAAGTAGCTGAATTTAACTATATAGTAAAAAAATAAATCGTTAACAAATTTAACTTAATTTAGTGAGAGGTTTCTACTTCTCACTTTTTTATTTTATATTATCCCCCAAATATCTCTAATGTATACTTTTAGACAATTTTATGCCGATATAACCACTAATATTAAAGCTATTAGTGCAGATAGTTATATTCCTGCAAGATACATTTATAATGAAGCTCAATCTATTATAGCTGACTACCTCAAAAAAGATAATGATGCAAAAAAGAAACTATCAAGATTAAAATCTGGATGGAGTGAACTTACATGTATAGATTTAGAAGAAGTACCTGTAATAGAATGTGGAGATATAGATGTAAGACTTTGTGATAAAATGATGAAATCTACACATAAGATTCCAGATATATACACTTATTCTTATGGAGATATTATAGAATATGTAGCTTCTCCAAACTGGGGATTGTTTTTTAAATGGACTACTCCTGAAGTATGGAAAGCTATACAAACAAGAAGATATAAAAAACAAAACGAATATTACTTTTTTATAATAGAAAATTATTTGTATTTACCAATACCTAAAAATGTAGACCTTCCTATAGAAAAACTAAGAATGAAAGCTTATTTTAAGGACAAGAAAGAAGTAGACATTTTTAATAACCTTAAAGATTGTCTTGATTGTGCTAAAGCTCCAACAATATGTACATCACCTTTAGATTATGAAATGGTAATTCCTTCTTACCTAATTAATGCAGTTAAATTAGAATTATTAAATAGAATAGCTCAAACATACTTAAAAATACAATTGGATAGTTATCCTAATTTAAATAGTAATGATTTAAATAATGTTAAAGATTTAAATACTTACGGAGCACCATAAAAACCAAAAAAAAAACCAAATGGCTACTACACAAGATAACACAGGAAAAAAATATAGAAAACTTCCTCACAAAAATATAATTTCTACAGAGTTTTGTAACAAAGTAAGAGAAAGATTGAATTTAACAAATAAAGAACTTCCTGATTCAAAAATAAAACAGGTATGTCATCTTTCAAATCAATTAATAGGAGATTGGGTAATTAACAATGCTGATGGATTTCATATTAAAGATAATGGAAGAATAGTAGTTTCAAGATGGCTTCCTAAAGCACTAAGAGGAGATAAGGAAGAAAAAATAGAAGAAATTATAAATAATCCTAAGAATGATGATTATATGAAAAGGATTTTAGTAGCAAGATACCAAAAATCTTTAGAGCATTTTAAGAAATTTAGGAATGGTAAAAAAGTAGGATATTATACAAACATTGAATCATTCTTTTATTTATATAGAATAATATGGTTTAATTCAAGAAATTGTAAGTTTGACAAAGCTGAAATATATCAACTTAAAATTGGAAAATCAATAACAAAAAAACTTTCTAAAAAAATATTAGAAGGAAAGCAATACTTTGAGTGGCAATTTTCGGATTTTCGTCAGAGAAAAAAAGATAATAAAAGAGACAAAAAATAAAATAAAATGGTATCTGAATATACAATGACTACAACAGATGGATTGTTTGGAAAAATTTCTGAACAATTATCCCAATATACCACCAATGGTTTGTTAGATACTTCTATGTTTTTTGAAGAAGTTAGGATTATTATAACAAAACTTGACATTGCTGCTTATGAAATGGGAGAATCTATTGTAACATTGGAAGATTACAAAACACCCCTTCCTTGTAATTTCTATATGTTAGATAGTGCATGGCTTTGTGATACAAATTCTGTAAATTCAATAGATATTCTACAATCTAATTTTATAATGTATTCTGAAACTACTAAAGAAGTAATTTCTCAAAAGTATTGTAATACAAATGATCAGATTGTAAGAGATGTTATTTCTAATGGAGTGGTTATACAATCTACTCCTTGTAACAATAACAACGAAAATGTATTAGATAAAATTACTATAAAAGAATATATGGAAGGTGGAGGAAATCCTATTACATGGAAGAATCCAATTCTTTTGACTTTAAAGAGTAAAAAATCAATAGGTCAACAAGTATGTACAGATAAATGTAAAAATTTATTTGCAAGAAGTCCATATGAAATTTCTATAGCACAACAAGGTTTTAATAAATTTCTTTATTCTAATTTAGAAAAACCAGTAATATATTTAAAGTATTGGCTTTATCCAGAAGATCCTGTTACAGGACTTCCTTTAATTCCAGATAATCCAATTATTCTAAGAGCTATAGAGTATCATTTAATGCATTACTTTTTTTATATGACTTGGCTTAATTCTAATGATGTAAACATTGAAAGAAAAGTACAAGATCTTGAAATAAAAAGAGATAAATATTTAAGAGAAGCTATTAACTATTGTCTAATGCCATCATTCCAAAAAAATATTGAAATGGCTCGTAGAACAAGAAGAAGATTTAATAGTTATGAAATAATGAGCAGTCGTCACTTATAATAAAATATGTCTGAATTTAATATAAACGTACCGCAGTCTGGGATGAATTTTGCAAATCCTTCTACATTAAAAGAAGGGCAATTTTCATTAATTTTAAATGGCATTCTACAATCAGTAGATGGAAACTTTTTAATGGCTTCTAATGACCATAGCAATATTCTTTTAACAAGATTTAAAGATGGATATAAAGTAATAGGTACTTTTGTAGTACCTGCATTATCTGTTACTTTTTTGTTTCTTACAAATCCTGCTACATCAGATTCAGAAATAGGATTTATATTTGATACAAACTCTCCAGATAAACCAGATATAACAGGAGCTAATGGAAAAATACTAGAACAAGATCCATTAGAAACAAGAGTTCAAACTCCTATTTCTCAATATTATACTTTTGTAAATGCAAAATGTTTAAATTTTGATATAGATCACCCCGTATCTTCTTGGGTTAAAATAGATGACTGTAATGTAAGAATATATTTTAATGATTTTAAAAATCCTCCAAGATATATAAACTATAAAGATTTTCAGAAAATAGACATATCAAACTGTCCATTAATTGAGACAGACCAATTAGATTGTGATAAAATACAAATATTTCCTGAATCCTGCTATCCTAAAGTAGAAGTAATAGATGTAGTTTCTGGAGGACAGAATAAAGCAGGAGTATATCAATTTGCTGTTTGTTATTCAGATGTAAATAGTAATAAAATTACAGATTACTTTTATGTAACAAATCCAACTCCTTTATTTGATCAACCTATTACGGTAAATACTGATTATACTGTTTATAAGTCATTTAAGTTAGAAATAACTAATCTAAATACAGATTTTAAATATTTTAACTTAGTTGTATTAAAAACTATAAACAATGTTACAACTCCTCAATTAGTAGAAACATTTGAAGTTAATTCTTCAAATTTTACATATGTATATACAGGAGTAGATAAAAACATACAACAAGACTTAGCATTAGATGAAATTTTAGTAAAAAGACCTTTATATAATAAAGCAAAACTTACTACAGAATCTAATGGGTATTTAATACTAACAAGTCTTGAAGAACCAAGAATATTAAACCTTCAACCTGTAGTAAAAGATATTCCTCTTTATTGGCAAACAGTAGAAATGAATGAAGGAGATTATTCAAATCCAATTATAGCTCAAAACAATGTAGGGTATTTAGGAGATGAAACATATGCTTTTGGTATTTCATTTACATATAGAACAGGAAAACAATCAAATGTATTTGCATTTGTAAATAGAGAAGCTACTCCTTATGATTTAGAAGATGTAGGAACTATTTCTGGAAAACCTAATCCTGATGTTATAGGTAGTTCAGTTTGTGATACAACAAATCCTCCTTCAGGAAGATGGGAAGTTTATAATACAGCAGAAAGTAAAGATATTGTTGTTTGTATAGATGAAGTTACTGAAGGGGCAACTGTTCAAACAATAGTAGATAATATTGATTGTTTATCTGATATTATTTTATATAAAGATGTACCTAATCCAGAATTTCCAACTTTTTATTTTAATTTACCACAAGGAACACAATATCCACCAACAAATAAAGATGAAGCTGAATTTATAATTAATTGGGTTAATAACATTGATAATGGTTTACCTGATCTTGCTACTGATCCAGTTAAACAATCAGCTATAAATCTTTGCGATTGTGATAGTTTTTTACCATCATTTCCTCCAGGTGCAATAGCTTTACCTGCTGATCCAATTATAATAGATCTTACTAATCCAGATTCATCTGTTGAAACAATAGAAGAACCAACTACATTTGACATAAATACTTATGCTTTATTACCTCCATCAGAAGCAAATGATAAACTAATAAAACCAACAGGTGCTCCACCGTCTGCTCCAGACCCTTGTAAAAATTATGCAGGTGATAATAATGATGATGAAACAAAAGGTTTTTTAGCTTGGATAGATGCAAAACAAAATAATACTTTTTCTGGTGCTGAAACATTAGCTCAATCAGTTAATGATAGATGTGCTCAAGATACTTATGGAGCTTTTATAGGAAATGGTGGAGGATACACTGAGTCTTGGTATCAATTTTATGCATCAAACAAAGATGGAGTAGCAGCAATATTACTTTCTACAGACAGAGGTTCATGTAGGGGTAACTCTAATAATTCAGATATTGAAGTATTTAAAACAGATCAATTTGGAAATCCAGGAATGTCTTTATCTCCATTGCAAAAACAAGTTTCTGTTAATGGTAATGGTATTTATGTTTTATTAGAAGGATTAACTCCTTCTCATCTTTATTATATAAAAGTAACAGGAGGGTATGATAACCCAACTGGTCTTGCAAGAGAATGTTGCAAAAATAGAAGTTTTAAAATTTGTGTTACTTCTCCAAAACCTCAAGACACAATTTCATATCAAATTCCAGGAACTGCAAGAATAATAAAAACTTGCAATATTCAATATGAAGGAGTACCTGAAAATTCATGTAAACCAAAAGCAGATGAATATGGAATTTTTGCTTATTGGAAATCACAAGAAACATATCCTTGTAATGAGCAAGTATGGAGAGAATTAGCAGGACAACCAATAAGACATTTTAAATTTCCTGATCATAAAGTAAAACCATTTTTTAAATCAGTTCCAGGTGCAGCAAATTCTCTTTCTTTACAAATAAATAAAATATACCCTAAAGGAATAAGAGTAAATATAGAAGACATTAAATTTGCTTTAGAAAAAGCTGTAGCAGAAGGACTTATTACTTTTGAAGAACAGCTTCAAATATGTGGTTATAGAATTTATAGAAGTAATAGAAGAGGTAATCAATCTATTATAGCTAAAGGTCTTATTTATGATGTTTGGGAATATAAGGATAATATATATGATACAGGAAATAAAGTGTTGTTTCCTAACTTTCCTTATAATGATAATAGAACAAATGAATTTATAAAAACAAAACCTCTTAGAAATAAAGCAGCAGTAGATAGTTCTGATTATTTACCACATCCTTTTTCAGGAACACAAAACAATAAATACACTTTTGATAGTCCTAATACATCATTTAATAATCCAGGATTAGGAACAGAATTAAAATTAGAGTGTGAACAATATGGTATATCTATAGGTAATTATAATGAATTAAAAAATAATGCAAATTACCAATATATAGGAGCAGGAATAATATCAGCTGCTGTAGGTTTTGCTGGATTAGAAACTGCTTTTGAAAGTATTTCTACTGTAATAAATGCTACATTAACTTTAAATTTAGAAATATTTGGAAGTGGTTCATCAATTCCATTAGGATTAATTTTGGCTTTAATAGGTGAAAATTTAGTAGCTCCTGTAAGACTTTATTCTCATTATGCTGAATGGTTTGAAATCATAAAGAAATTTGCTCCATTTAGAAACTATGGGGTTACATATTCAAGCGTTGGTGTATATAATCAAAATAAAAATGAAGTTGAAGGAAATATAAGAAGAACTATAGCAAATGCTCAATATACAAAACAAGGTATTATTAATGTAAAAACTACAAGAGGTAATACAAGATTTAATAATTTTAAAAGAGAATCTTCTGTATTTATTGAATTAGCTGATAATTCTTTCTTTAATTCTACAACAGAAATAGATAATAGTAGAGTGCTTCCTGAATGTGATAAATCAAATGGTATAAAAACTAATATAGCTTCTCATTATGCTTCTTTAAAAAACCAAAACCTATCTCAATATGGACAAATAGATAACATCCAATGGATAGATACAGGATATAATGGAGTGATAGATTGGACTAATCCTAATCAAGATACTTCTTGTGATACAATATTTGGAGGAGATACCTTTATAAATAGATTTACAAAGAAAAGAAAAGTTCCTATGTTTATGGATGATAGAGTTGTACCTTCCTCAGCTACACAACTTAGTCCATTAAATCTAGATATTCAAATGTCTTTATTATCTAATATTGGATATTCAAGATATTTTATGAACTTTCCTACAACATTTGATTATACAGGAATAGAAGGAGGATTATTTGGAGATGTAGCTGTTGTTAATAAAAACAGAGCAGATTATAATTTTTATTGTTTTTCTTCTTCAGGACAATCTTGGAAAGATGCAGGATTAGCTACAGCAATTATAGGGGGAATAGCAGCAGGAGCAATAGGAGTAATTTCATTGCCTATTGCAATTGGTGTAGCTTCTGGACTTGTAAAAAGAGATTTAGGAAATGATTTATTTCTTAATGGAAGATATATACATTCTTTTTATGGAATTATTTCTTTTCTTTGTGAATCAGATTATAATCTTGATTATAGACATGGAGAAAACTTTAGAGAAAAAGATTTCTATCCTAATGTAGGAGATACAAATGAATGGACACAAGAATACAATGTTCCTATGTCTTTTGATAATTTTTATTATTACAATAGAGATTACTCAAAACAAAATAATGAAAACCCTAACTTCGTATTAAACAATGATTTTAAACAAACTAAAGAAGATTGTAAAATCTCTCATCCTAACAGGCTTATTTACAGCTTACAGGATAATGATCAAAATGACAAATTTGACGGAAACCTCATTTTTCTCGCTAACAATTATTATGACTTTCCTAAGTCAGGAGGTAAGGTTAATATTGTAAAAGGTTTACAAAATGGTAAAGTATTAGTAGTACAGGAAAATCAATCTTCTGTATTTAATTCTTTTATATCTTTAGAAACAAACATTGCTACATCAGCAGTTGGTTCTAATACAATATTTAATAGTTCTATTCCTGCTCAATACATTAAAACTGATTTAGGATATGGTGGTAGCCAAACTAATGCTTGTATAACTACAGAGTTTGGAACTTATTGGGTAGATAATAAAAGAGGACAAATAATTAGTCTTGGAGATGGTATTTCAAATATAATACAACCACAAGAAGAATGGTGGTTTAAACAAAATTTACCTTTTCAAATTTTAAATGATTTTCCTGATTTTGATATAACCAACAATTTTAAATATGTTGGAATGGCTATTACTTATGATGCCAGATACAAAAGAATTATATTTACTAAAAGAGATGTTGAACTAAAACCAGAATATAAAGGACATGTAACTTATGATGGAAATCTTTTCTATTTAGGAGATAATACATTTACAGTAGAAAATGACAAATATTTCTGCAATAAATCTTGGACTATTTCTTACAACCCTCTTTTAAAATCATTTGTTTCATTTCATAGTTTTGTACCAAATTATTATATTCCTAATCAAGCATATTTTTCTTCAGGTATAAATTATTCATTTAATTCTTTTTCTGAAGAATATGGATTATGGGGACATAATTTAACTAATCAAAGTTATCAAGTATATTATGGAAAAATAAATCCTTACATTCTTGAATATTCTGTTCCTACAAAATATCAAAATAAACAATTAGAATCAATAAGATATGTCACTGAATTTTATAGATTCCAAGATAATATATCTTCAGGATTAATTCCAGAAAAAACATTTAACAAAGCAATTGTTTATAATCAAAAACAATCTTCTGGATTATTAGAATTAATTCTAAAAGAAAAAAATAACAGACAACAATCATATCAGTATTCTTCAGGAAAACAAAATCAAAACTCAAGAAGTATTTTAGTTGAAAAAGTTAATAACGAATGGTCTTTTAATAATTTTTATAATGTAGCAATTTATAATTCTGGTCAGCCCCTCATGCAATTTTCTTGTGATAACATAGCATATAAAAACCTAAATCCAGAAGCTATTAGCTATAAACCCCAGTATATAAAAGAAAAAATGGTATCTGATTATCATATTGTTAGACTAATAAATGATAAATATAGTAATTATCATATATTGAATAGATTTTTTATTACAAGAACTCAAAACTATGATTCATGAAAATAGAAGAAATATCAGCAATTTATAAAATTACTAATCCTATTGGGGAAATTTATATAGGTCAAACTACAGATTGGAAAAAAAGATTTAAATCTTATTCAAAATTACATTGTCACACTCAAAAATTATTATATCGTTCAATTAAAAGGCATGAATGGAAAAATCATAAAATAGAATTATTAGAATACTGCACAAGTAATTTAGCTGATGAAAAAGAAATTTTGTATATTGAGAAATATAAATCTTATTACAAAAATAATCAAAATGGATTAAATTTGACAAGAGGTGGAAAATATACAATTGCTCAATTTACAAAAAAATCAAGAACATTAAGTGCCAAAAGTCATAAAAAACCAATTCTACAATATGATCTTAATGGTAATTTTATTAGGGAGTGGGAAAGTCTAATTGATTTAGTTAAAAAAAATAACTATAACCATTCATGGGTACATTCTTGTTTGAGGGGCAAGTCAAAAAGAGCTTATAATTATATGTGGAGTTTTAAAACTCTAAATTATCCTACAAAAATAGAACCATTTGTTTTTGAAATAAAAGAGTTTATAAGAAAAAAAGGTATTAATCCAAAATCTAAAAAAGTTTTGCAATACGATTTAGATGGAAATTTTATTAAGGGATGGGAAAATATCAGACAAGCAGCTATAAGTTTAAAAATATACGAGCAAGGTATACATAAAAATTTAAAAATGGATAGTTTACATGCAAAAAATTTTCAATGGAAATATTGGAAAGAAGATTATCCATTAAAAATAGATAAAGTTGTTCCATTAACAATAGAGGAGATAAGAAAAAAAGCAAATCAAAATTCTGTAAAATCAAATAATAAAAAAGTCTCTGTTTATAAAGAAAATGGAGAATTTTATAAAACATTTGACTCTATTAAAAATGGAGCAATTGAATTGGGAATTAATATTAAATCGTTAGGTTCTATTTCAGATGGAATTAAAAAAAATAAAATAAGATATGGATATTATTGGAGACTTAAAACAAATAATATAAATCAATAAAATGAGAAAAATATTTATTTCAGCAGGACACAGTATTTCTAAAGGGGGTGCAAGAGGAAATGGCTACAAAGAAGAACTTTTAGCTATTGAATTAAGAGATTTAATTGTAAAAGAATTAAAACTTTTAGGGGTTTCACCTACAATAGATAGTAATGATAATGCACTTGTGCATACAATGGCTTTTTTTAAAAACTTAGTTTCTTCTAATTCAATTTTGGTTGACATTCATTGGAATGCTGCTACACCACAAGCAACAGGAACAGAAACATTAATCCCTAAAACATACACAACATTTGAATATAATCTTGCAGCAGAACTTTCAAAAGTAATAGGAGACACATTAGGATTAAAACTAAGAGGATATAATGGTGTAAAAACAGAAGCAGAATCACATCATGGTTCATTAGGATGGATGAGACTTACAGGAGAAAACATTCTTCTTGAAATATGTTTTATTACAAATGCTTCTGATATGGAAAAATATCAAAAAAATAAACTATCTTTAGCTAAACAATTAGCATTAACACTTAAAAAACATTTAGAAAAATAAAAATAAAACAAAATGAAAAATCCCCAGCCATTTACATTTAAAGATACAAATACAACATCTTTAATAAAACCTCTAAAAAAAGAGGAAACTCCTTTAGCAAAAACTAATTCTGTAGATACAATGGTAGCAAACATTGTTACAGAACTTATGAATGCCGCAACATCATTTCATAAACTACATCTAAAAGTAACAGGTGCAGGAAGCTATGCTTCGCATAAAGCACTTAATGAGCTTTATGATGCACTTCCTGATCATGCAGATGATATAGCAGAAGGTTATCAAGGAGCAGCAGAAGTTCTTTTAAAATATCAAGAACCATCTACAAGAATTCTTGAAACAGTAGAAGATGCTATTTGGTATATTAAAGATCTTAAAGAAATGGTAACAAAACTTCAAGATGTTCTTCCATATTCTGAAATTGTTAATGATTTGGATAATGTAAAATCTACTTTAAACGGAGTAAAATACAAGCTTAAATTTCTTTCTTAATGAATGTTAATTTCCAACACTTTTATGCAAATGTACAAGGAATAGATGAAAACAATACTATTTATCCTTGTGCAGTTCATGCTGCAAGGTCAAGAGCTGGAAAAATAATGACATTTCATGTTCATCTTGAAAATCATGGAGCACATTATTCATTAGCTCCATTGCATAAATTATCACATTCTAAAGTAGATAACCCATTAGAACCTAATGAGTTACAACCTTGGGATTGTTTTTCAGATGAAGTAGAAGCTATAAAATATAGTTATTTTGAATTTAAAAAAGTGTATGTTATTTCTTTAAAAATGTGGGGAGAATATGTTTTAACATTTGATTGGTTAAATAATTCTTATTCAGATTACACTATAGAATTTAAACAAGGTCACTTAATTAAGTTAAAAAACGGACAGTTTGGGATATATCCAAATAATTTTTTATTATTCCATGACAAAACGTATACTAAAATAGACACTAACAATATTCCTAAACTTAAAAGACAAGAACCTGAAGATTATCCTTCAGTAGAGAATTTATAATAATGGCAAAGATTAAACCTAAACTTTCTAAATCTAAATCATCTCAATGGGAAATAATTGATGATATTTCTACTATGGGATATAGAGATGATAGTCCATACAGAAACAGAGAAAGCATAGATATAAATACACTAAATGGTTTAATTGATATGTCAGAAACAGGAATGCCAATTCTTGCTAATGGAAGATATTTGCCTCCATATTCAGGAATGCATCAATTTGAACCAGGTGTAGTGAGAGAAGAAAGGATAATGCAAAGTGGAGGAAGAGCACCTTTAGGTATTAGTAGTACAAGTATGAGTTTAAGTCTTCCTACAACTATTCCTACATTAACTGGTTTAGATTTAGCTTTTTCAAGACAAGAACGTATACCTATTAAAGGAAATGAAGAATTATATAATTATGTTAAAAATAATTCAGAGTATGATTTTAGAATTGTAGATAGTAATTTTTTTAATGCTCTCCCAAAAAATATACAAATAAAACCTACACAACAACAAATTTCTCAAGAACAACCACTACAACAATTAGAATTTAACAATATACCATTTAAAAAAGGAAGTTATTTCACAGTAGATAGAGGAGGACAACAATCAGGTGGTGCAGGTTTTTCTGATAGAAGAACACAAATGACAGATTATTATGACAGAGGTACAGGAAAGAAATTAGGTGCATATCCAAAGAAGAAATTTGGAGGAAACATTGAAACAGAAAGTGAATGGGAAATTCTTCCAGAAGCAGAAGATGGAAAGAAAATATCTCTTGAAGATTTTCAACCAAGAAATCCTAATTCAAATGAAAGAATACAACAGGAAATAATAAATAAAGATAACCTAAATAGATTAACAAAAGGAACAAATCAAAACCCTGTTAATCTTCCTGAAATAGAAGTAGTAGCTCCAAGAAATAGAAATCCTGCAACAGCACAAGCAGCAGCTACAAGATGGAAAGAAGAAAACCCTGAACTACAAGGAAGTTCTGCTGATGTAGCTTCTGCTTTGTTTTTAGCTCCAGTAACAGAATTTCTTCATACACCTTCAAGAGTTGTAAATCAAGGTATTAGATTAGGACAAGGTAAAGGATTTGGTGATTACTCCTCTGAAATATCAGAAACACTTGGATTAAAAACAGACCCTAATAACGCTTGGCATTCTGTAAGAAACTTTTTTGTAGATAATGCTGCTGATGCAATAGTTCCAATGGAAATGTTAGGTGTAGGAACAAGAGGCGCTAAACCTTTTGCTGGAATGAATTTTAAGAAAAGTGCTTCTCAACAACTACCTGATTTTGGTGCAACTTCTTTTATAGATGATGTTGGTAGAGGTTTAACAAGAAATACAAATGAATTGCCTCCACCGCCACATGAGATTATTTTAGATGAGCATGCATTTAATTTAGAAAGATTGGCGCCTAAAAATAAAAGAAAAATGAGGTCTTTTGATGATTCTGACATAGGTAGTGGTTTAACTTTAAGAAATAATCCATCAAGAGTTGAAAATGTAGAAGATATATTAGGTAAAAATAGGAGTATTAAATCTGTTATGAATAAAGAAACAGGTGAAAGTATTGATTTAAAAACTTGGAGAGATGCTGATGGAGAGTTATATTATTATATGTCTGCTAATATGCCTTCAAGTAAAATAAAAGCTGGAAGAGCATACATGGAAATTGAAAAACATATTCCAAAAGGGGCTTCTTTATTAGAAAATTCTAGTTTAAGTTATGATAGTTTTTTAAACATATTAAAACAAACAAAAAATCCTAAATTTGAAACTTTTGTAAAGGGGAGTGTTCCTATGAATAATGCAGCTAAAAATGCATCGTTTAAAACTAAACCAAGAGAAACAGCACCTTTAGTAGAATTTGCTAATAAAAATCATGCAGACGATGCTGTCAATGAACTAAATTTACTTTTAGATAAATACAATTTACCTAAAGCTTCTGTAACTAATGAGTATGGGAATTACTCAATACAATTACCAAACATAGGTTTAAAAAAATTATACTCTATTATAGGAATAGGAGGAGCAGGAGCATTAGGAGCAACACAAGCAAAAAATGAACCTTACAAAAACGGAGGAAAAATAAACACAGAATGGGAAATAATAGAAGATTTTGATGAAATTCCAGAATATAAACATGGAGGTAAAACTCCAGCTTGGCAAAGAAAAGTAAGAAATAAATAATGAATACATATATTGTAAAAACTTGCACAAAATGCAATAACGTTTTAGAATTATCTAATTTTTATACAACAGGTAAAAAAGTAGATGGTTCTCCAAAATATAATTCTTGGTGTAAAAATTGCATATCTTTTAAAATGAAAAGTTATCATAAAAAGACATGGGGAGAAAAAAATTTACAATTTAATGCATTTAAAAGAACAAAGTCAGTTAGAGCCTATATTACATATCTTAGGTCAAAAGCTATTAAAAGAAAAAATAATTGTATTTCTATAGATAAGTTAGAAGAAATTTGGAATAAACAAAATGGAAAATGTGCTTTAACTGATTGGGATATGACAATGATTTTAGGAAAAGGAAATATAAATACTAATGCTTCTATAGATAGAATAGACTCTCAAAAAAATTATGTAGAAGGAAATGTACAATTTGTATGTAGGGCTATTAATAGTTTTAAATCTAATATGAAAGAAGAAGATTTAATTCATCTTTGTAAAGCCATCATAAATAAAAATATAAAAAATGCTAATTAACAAATAATTGAAAATCAATAATATATAATGAAAACTTATCAAATTAAAAACAAATCAGGAGAAACAAAAATTGTTACAGAAGATGAACTTGTTGATTATGGTTTATCTCCTGAAATGAAATCTGGTGGAAGTATTAAAATTAAACCTTCTAAAAAAGGAACATTTAAAGCTCAAGCCACTAAAATGGGTATGGGAGTACAAGAAGCTGCTTCTAAAATATTAAATGCTCCTGAAGGAAAATATAGTCCAGAAATGAGAAAAAAAGCAAATTTTGCTAGGAACTTTGCAAAACAAGATGGGGGTGAAATAGAATATAATGAAGAAGAATTCTACTATCCTTATATGGGAGAAGAAATGAAATCTGGAGGAATGCTTAAAAGAGCTGATGGTTCATATTCTAAAAGAGGATTATGGGATAACATTAGAGCTAACAAAGGCAGTGGTAAAAAACCCACAAAAGCAATGTTAAAACAAGAAAAGAAAATTAGAGCTGCTGAAAAAGCTTATGGTGGATATATGAAAGATGGAGGAGGAATAGATAATCCTGGATTTAATGCCCTTCCTTATTATGTACAACAAAACATCATAGACAATATGGCTATGGGTGGTTATATGGAATCAGGTGGTAAACTTCCAACAGAAATATTAAGAGCAAGACTTGAATCTCATATGTCTCCAAATGAAACAAATGATTATTTAAGTGAATATGGAATGGGAGGTTATTTACCAAAAGCATTAGGAGGAGTAAGAGTGCCAAAAAATAAAACTATATATGAAGATGTTTATAATCAAGGAAATACACAATCATCAAATACAGGTTTAGGATATAATCCATATCCACTTAAATATAAAAAAGCTCCAACTATACAAACACCAGATATGAGTTTACCTGGTTCTAAAAATACATCTCAAGCAACAGATCAAAATGGTGTACCTACACAATTTTCAAATTATTATTCAAATTTAAATATGAATGATGCTGCACAAACAATAGCAAATCAAGCATCAAAAAATCCTTCAAAACCTCAATATTATAAGTTTAAAAGTCTTCCTTCTTATGTAAATCCTATGACAAATGATAGAGATTTAAATGAAGCTATTGGTGGTTTAAATACGGCAATTGCTGGAGCAACAAGATTAGGAATGAATTCAGATAAACAAGGTAATAAAAAACTATTTGGAACACCTTGGCAATTAGGATATTCTGAATATAACAATCCTGTTTCAATAGATAATACCGCAGAAAAATGGTACACTCCAACAGCAAGATATGGAATGCATTTACCAATGGCTGCTGATGGAATAGATTTAGGACAAAATACTACAGGAGTAGATATGTTTTCAAATGATCCTATAGGTGCACAACAATCACAAGGTTATCTACAAGCACCTGCTGTACAAAACCAATATCAAGTAGACCCTAATCAAGGTCAACAAATGATCAATGAAGAACCATCTTCACAAGATCAATATTATAACCCAAATGATAATCAACCACAACAAAATCAACTACAACAAAATCAAACAAAAAAGAAACGTAAAACTTTTGATGAATTGAGAAAAACAGATAAAGGGTATAACACTCTTTCTGGTTTACAATTAGCAGGAGGAGTAGGTACATTTGGAACAAATGTTGCAGAATCTGCACTAAATAGAATTGGAACTTACGGAGAAAATCAAAGAGCTAATACTACAAAATCTGAATATTTTAGACAAGCAGCAGCTTATAAAGGATCTAATTACAGACCATTAAATTCACAATATGATAAAAATGCTTTAAGTGCAGCTTATGGTAGAATGATACCTGAAGGAACAGATGAGATTGATACAAAATTTACAGGTCTTTCTCATGAAAATGGAGGTATTCCAATAGATCCTGATAAACAAGGATTTAATGCAAATGATACAAAAACAAACAGAAATAATGCTAAAATTGAAGTAGAAGGTGGAGAGTATTATTTAAAAAATATTAAAAAGTTAAGTAAAGGGGGTAATTCAAATGAAAAATCTTCTGATTTTATTCTTTCTCAAAGAAAAATGGGGGGTAATAAAAAAAGTCATTCTCAAATGTTTGATGATATGGTAAAATCTGAAATAGGATACACATCAGATCAAGTGTCAAAAATAGTAAATAAACCAGCAGAAATATATAAAAAAACTAATGGAAAATATGGCACAGATAATATTTCTGTTTCATCACAAGAACTATCTAAAAAATTAATAAAACCTATTCAACAAAATATAATAAATCCTGCAAAACAAGCAATTGTTTTTGATCAAGAATTAACAAAATACAATCTTGGAATGGAAAATAATTTAATGGATTTAATAGGACAACAAGAACAACAAACACAACAACCTATGGCTAAATATGGAATAAAATTACCTAAAGCACAATCAGGAAAATCTATGAAAGATGTTTATCCAATGTTTAAAACAAAAATACAAAAAGAAACAGAAACAAAAAAAGATATAAGTTTACCTCCACCAACTTCAGAAGATTGGTATAGTTCAATTATACCAAATGTAGAATCAAGATACCCAGATCTTAGAAGACTTGCAGAAGAAGGAGCAACAGGTGATGCATATAAAGGAAAAAACTTTGCAAGTGCTGTATTGCAAGAAACAATGTATGATGATTTACTTGATGCTATAGAAGGTAAAGGTAAATACGAAGGACTTCCTGATTCAGAAAAAAAGAAAGCTTTAGGAGAATTTAAAAGAATGTGGGGAGAATACGGAAGAGTTAAACAAAATTCTCCAGGAAAATATCCTGATGTTTTAAAAAATATTGACAAATGGGATGTAAATAATGAAACTATAGCTGATTTAAAAAGATTAAGAGGTAGTTTTACAGATGCTAAATTAGAAAGAAGACATTTGTTAAACCCTGTACCTGCTGATTGGAATAAACAAACACCTGCTACACCTATTACTCCTGAAACACCTGCTACTAAGGAAACACCTGCTACACCTGTTACTAAAACAGAATATATATATGAAAAACCAGAAATAGGATTTGATTTAAGTATACCTCTTCCAGGTAATGTATATGGAAGATCCCCTTTAAATTATTATCAAATAGAACCTGATTATATTGATCCAAGATATTTAAATATATTACCTCAACTAAACAGAAATGTAAGGTCTACAAGAGCATTAGTAGATAATTTTACTAATCAAACAGGTGCAGGAATAGCTAATAGATTAATGGGACAAGCTAATCAAATGCAAGCTGATTCTGAAATATATGGTCAAAAATATAATTATGACAGAGCACAAGATGCTGCTGCACAACAATATAATGCAGATATGAAAAGCCGAACAGATATGTTCAATCAAGGAACTTGGTTTAATCAACTTGAAAATCCAATAAGACAAAGAGAAGGAGCTATTGACACTCAGCAAAGAACTGATATGCAAAATGCTATAGAAAATATGAGAAAAGCTAATGCTTTTTATACAAATCGAAATTTCATAAATGATGTTTATAAAGGATTGCAAAATTTAACTCCTGAACAAAGAAACGCTATGATATTTGGAAGTAACACCTTTCCTTATGGAAATAAAAAAACAACAACAAAAACAGATGAACAAGGTAATGTTACAACAACAAAAACAGATGAAGTAAAAAAACATGGAGGAAAAATTAAATTAAAATATAAACTAAAAAGAAAATAATAAATTTAACAAAATTTTGTTAATCATTTTTATTATTAATAATAAATACTTATAATTACAAACTATGGGGAAAACTAAAAATGGTAAATGGTGTGATGTGTGTAAAAAACAATGTAATTGGGATCATTTTACAGAAAGAACTTTTAAAACAGGAAGAAAATATTTTGTGTGTAAATCTAATTTTGAAAAAAATAACTTTAAATCTTCTTCAAGAAAAGGAAAATTTCATCCAAGATCTAAAAGTTTAGATTATATTTTAAATTCTTTAGAATATAAAAGAGATAGGTATTTAGAAACAAAATATGGAATAAATTTAAAATATTATAATTTTTTACTAAATTATCAAAACAATTGTTGTGATATATGTAATATACATAAAGATAAGTTAAAATATAATTTATGTGTAGACCATTGTCACATTACTAGTAAAATTAGAGGTTTATTATGTAGGAAATGCAATAAAGCATTGGGTCATTTTAAAGATAGTATTGATATTATTGAAAAAGCAATATGTTATTTAGAGCATCATGAAAGATAAAAAAAAAACAATGTTATTTATGCCATAAAAGTTTTACAATGGATCATTTTGTTTTAAAAAAAGATCAATACGGAAAAGATAAATATTATTGTAAAATAAATTTAGAAAAACCAAAAATAAAAAAAGAAGTAAAAGGAGTTAAAAGACATTTAAAAATTAAAGACAAAAATTCAAAATATTTAAAATATAAATACAATATTACAAAAGAATATTTTGAAAGTCTTTATTTATTACAAAATAATAAATGTGCTATTTGTAAAAATAAATTTTTAGAACATATGATAGATATAGACCATTCCCACAAAACTAATAAGATAAGAGGATTACTTTGTCCTAATTGTAATGCTGGATTAGGATTATTGGGAGATAATCTTAATTTTTTACAAAAAGCTATTGAGTATTTAAATAAATATAATTAAAATGAGTTTTACAAATTTTAGTCAAATCGTTCAACCTGCTCCTTGGGTAGATCCAATAAATTTGGATTTACTTAGACAAGGTAATATGTACAAAGAAGAGATAGCTAGACAAAACTTATTAAATCTTTCTGAATCTTTTCAAGCATTAGCTAGTACTCCTGCATATGGAAAAGATGCAGAAAAACTACAAGAAAAATTACAAGAATTAAAAAGTCAAATTAGTGGTTTAAATCTTTCTGATGTAAGTGATTATAACACAATGGGACAAATAAAAGGTGTTATTAATCAATTTAGTAGTAATGCTGATATAATGGATATTGCTCAAAAATGGACTCCTGTACAACAAGAGCAAGAAAGAAAAAGAAAAGCTGAAGAAAAAGGTGAAATGTTTATTTCTCCTTTACTTGATAGTGCAAATGAATATATTCAACAAGGAGAATATAAAAAAGGTGTAAGATTTGGTAGTTCTGGTTGGTTATCTCCAAACACAGAAAAAATGAAAACTGAAGCTTTAAAGAATATTAAACCAGATAAAAAAACTGTTAAGGTTGGTAATTATTGGCAAGAACAGGAATTTCTTTCTAAAGAAAAAGTAAAACCTGTATTAGATGAAATATATTCTAATCCAGCAGTTATCAAAGATATGGAATATAAAATAGAACAATCAGCTAAAAGAGAAGATGTAAATTTTGCAGACTATGGTAGAAAAAGTATTGAAAAAGCAATTAGTGAACAACAAGCACTTGTTGATGCAAACCCAAACAATCAAGATGCAAAAAATAAAGTTCAATTGTATTCTACTATTTTAAACGATCCTAATAGATTAGCTGCTTCTGCAAAACAAATATATTTAAATGATAAAATAGAAGAAGAAAAACAAAAAGATTTAGCTCAACTTACCTATGTACAAGAAGGTAAAATGGATGCTGATAATTTTGCTTTAAATCGTCAACAACAATCAGATAGAATTGCTTTAGAAAATTTAAAATATGCTCAAAATACAGGAGTAGATTGGAATACAGGACAAGCAACAGGAAGACCTATAGAAACATCTTCTTCTGGAAGTATTACTGTAGGAAATGATGTATTAGATGCTCCTACTTATGTACAAGTTATAGATAAAGCTTTTGAAGATACAAATAATCAAGCAGAAAGAGATAAACTTAAAGAATGGGCTGTAGAAAAATATAATAAAGTAAATCCAAATAGTCAAATAGATGCTAATGAAGCTACATTAGAAAAAAATTCTAATGGTGATTTAGTACTTAGTTTTAAAAAAAGAGTAACAAACCCTCAAGGAGAAATGGAAGTTAAACAAGTTCCTGTAGCTACATACAATAAAGAAACTATTTCCGTTTCTCTTCCTACATCTGGACAAAAGATAGTAGAACAGTACAATAAAGCTAAAAAAGCAAACGAAAACTTACCTGCCACTCCAAATAATTATAAACATAAAGCAACCTCAAACGGTATTACTTTATATTCTCAAGATAAGAAAAAATGGTATGATGCAAATGGAGGAATGTATGATAAAGATGGTAAAAAAATACAATAATGGAAGAGGAATTTGTACCAAAAGGTTTTACATTAATAGAAACTCCTCAAGATAGTGAAGAATTTGTACCAAAAGGTTTTTCTCTTGTAGAAGAGAATGGAAAATCTGTAACTCAAAATCAAAGTGTACCTTTTACTAATCAAGTATTAGCTACAGACTCTATGATAAACGATTTAAAACAAAACCCTGGTTATCCTGAAAAATCAAAAGACGCTGTAATTAGAGAAGCTAAAGAAATAAAACCATCAAATCCTTTAAAAACTATTTCGGATTCTTTTGGTCTTTCAAATAATGAAACATTTATTAAAAATGTACAAATTGAAGTAGAAAAAAAGAAAGCTGAACAAGCAATAAAAGATAGTGCAAAACTTGAACAATCTTTATATACAGTAGCAAAAGCACAAACAGGAGTAACAGATGAACTTCTTAATTATGAATATGAGAATGGTGCAGATCCAATGTTTAATGCTACAAAAACTATTACAAGTGAAGTAGAAAAAACAAAACAATTTCTTGCTAATCCAGATTTAACTAGAGAAGATTTAGAAACAGATTTATCTATTAAACTAAAGGGTATTAATGAAGAAAAAGAAAAATTAAAACTTCAATTAAAAGAAGATATTTCTAATTCTAAAATGCTTTTAGGACAAAATGCAGAAGAAGGTGCAGATGCATTTAAATCTCAAGTTGAAACAAATAAAAAAATACAAGAACTTGATGAAGCTTATATAAATTTAAAAAGAATATATGTAGATGAACCTCAAAGACTAAAAATTAACCCTCTTGTAAAAATTTATGATGAAAATCCTGAATTTCTTTATACATTACCAGAAACAGATTTTGATAAAATGACTTCTAATTATGGAGCATTTTTACAATTTCCAGGAGAAGAAGAATTAAGAGTTGCTTATTTAAAAAATAGAGACCTTACAAACAAAGGAGACGATAGAAACTACTTTCAAAAAGTAGCAGATACAAAAATACAAGGAGATGCAGCATTAGGACTTACACAAAGTTTAATAGAAAATGCAATAAACTCTCCTATAGATAAAAGAGAAATACAGAAAGTAGATAGAATTGGATATATGGCTACATTAGATGATTTATCTAATAAAGCTTTAACTCAAACAGAATCTGTAAGTAAAAAAGTAGAAGAACTAAATAAAAAATACGAAGGTAAATTAACAACAGAAAAAGTTTATAATGAATATAAACAAGAATTTGATTTACTACAACCTGAAATAGATAATGTTAAAAAATTTGAAGAATTTATAAAACAAAAAGCTCTTGAAGCAAAAGATAAATTTAAAGATTTAGAATATACAGAAAGTGTACAAAAATTAATAAATCACTATGATAGATTAAGTGGACACTCTTCTGGTGTGGGTTGGGCTATAAAAGAAAATGTAGGTAATTTTGTTCCAAGATTAACAACAGGATTAAAACAATTATACAGACTTACACAGTCAGAAGAAGATCAAAACACATATGGTTTTCAAGATATTGTAAATTATAAATGGAATACTACACAGATTCCAGATTATTATAAACAAACTCCTGCTGTAGAAAGAGATAAGGATGCTTTATTTGGAATTAAGGTAAATTCTTCAGCTTTTTATAATATAGCTAAAGTATCTTTAGAGTCTACAGAACTTTTAGTTGCTGCATATTTAACAGGAGGTACAGGATTAGCAGCAGAAGCTGGAGTAGGTTCTCTTTCAGCAATTGGAGCAGGGTTAGGTAGTGCAAGTACAATTGTTCTACCTACAATGATTATGACTTCTGCTGATGCCACATCAAGTTATTTAGAAAAAGGAATGCCTCCTTCTTTAGCCAATAAATTAGGTATTATTACAGGACTTATAGAAGGTTTAACAGAAGTGCTAAATCCAATAGAATTAACAGGACTTTCTAAACTCACAACACTTACAAATAGACTTTCTAATAAAGGAGCTTATAGAGCATTACTAAATGATGTATTTAAAAAGACTACAGGTAAAACCCCTTCTAAAGAATTAGCAAAAATCTTATTAGGAGATTTTAAAACTTTTGGAAAAGAGTTTGCATGGCAAGGTATTATGGAATCTGTAGAAGAAGAAGTAGGACTTGGTTTAAATGCTATAAAAAACTATGTAGCAAAACAACAAAAACCTGATTTAAAAATAGGAGAAGATGAGGAATTAACATGGGAAAATGCTGCAATGACAGCAGCTAATACTATTATTTCCATGCCTGTTTTAGGAGCTTTTGGTGCAGGAGTACAATTATATCAAGAAAGAAATTCTGTACTTCCTACAGCAAGATTTATAGCAGGACAAAATTTAGATGCTTACTTACAACAATTAGATACTGATTTTGCAAATAAAAAAATGCCAAAAGAAGTATATGATGCTACAAAACAAGAATTAACTAAACTTGGAGAAAACTACAAAGCAAATAAATTTACTGTAGATAATCTTGTAGAAGAAGATGATCAAATTAAATTCTTTAATCTTGTAAATTTACAACAAGAACAAGCTAAAAAAATACTTCCTGAAGCAGATAATGATGAAGCATTAGAACAATTAGATAACACTACACAGGAATTAACAAGATATAAGCAAAAAGCTCTTTTAAATTCAGCTAAAACTCCACAGGAAAAATTTAAAGTGGTGGAAAATATTGTTCTTGAAAATATAGACAAACAATATACACCTGAATTTATAAAAAGTGTAAATGATTCTAATAGAGATGCTGTAAAAAAAGATTTAATACAAAGACTTGAATTTATTAAATCTCCTAAAGTAGCTCAAAAAGTAAATGAAATTCTACAACAAGTAGAACAAAAACAACAAGTAGAAGAAGAAATAAAAGAAACAGAAAAAGAAGATAATGTATATTTAGAACAAAAAAAACAAGAAACTCTCCTAACTTCTGTATTATCTAAATTACAAAACCCTGAAAATCAAGAACTTACAGAAGAAGAAAGTGTTTTTCTTGAAGAAAATGAAGGATTAGTTACACAAAAATTACAAGAATTAGAAACTCCAGAAGAACAGACACCAGAAGGATTTACAGGTCAAGAAGGATTAGATGAAGTTTTTAATATAAAAAGAATAGAAGAGCCTACTCAGGAAGAAATTCCTACAGAAGATATAGAGATTGAGAAAGTTCAATTAACTAAACAAATAGATGAAGCTGAAGAAGATTTGTTTAGATTTAGTAGTGTTGTAGATCAATTCCCTTCAAATTCTCCAGATTGGAATGAGGCTGTTTTAGAATATAATTCTAAACAATTAAAATTAAATGATTTAAAACAACAATTAAGAGATTTAGGTACAGAATATGTACCAGAAGGATTTGGATTACCTACAAGAAAAGAAGAAAAAATACAACAAAAATCTGTTACACAAACAGAACAAACTAAATTAGAAATAGAAACTAATCCAAATACCAATTTAACATTAGAACAAGAAAAACAACAATTAGAACAAACAGAGAATGATATAAACAAATCAAACAAAAGTTCTAATGAATTTATTCTTAAATTAGCAAATCTTGAAAAACCTTTAGAAGAAACACCTTCTTTATTTAATTTTGCAAATAAATTATTAATTTCAGTATTTGATAAAATAGCTTATCTTTCAAGAAGTTTTAATAGGGAGACGTTTAAAGAAGATAGTGATACATTAAATGCAGAATTTGCATTTTTAAATTCTCCAGAAATAGAAGAAGGGTATGAAATACAATTTAAATTATCTGATAGTAATAGTTTTTACAATGATAGTGTAAAACAATTTCAAGATAATATAGCTCGTCTATTAGAATTAGGTGTAATTACAGAAGAAGATTCTCAAAAACTATTAAATGATTCAGATAATTTTATAGAAATTTCTATTACAGATAGTAAAGGCAAAAACTTTGGAAGCGTACATACAATAGATTATATTAGAGAAGATAGAGTATTACCTATTGTAGGAGAATTACAAGAATATGGAGATAATTTAAAAGAAAATCTTACAAATCTTATTGCTTTTAGACAGGAATTAATTTTCCAGCTAAAAAAAGGAATTACTCCAAAAGCTAAAATTACAAAGAAAACAATAGGCTCACTGTCTATTAAATCAGACAGAACTTATATTCCTTTAACAGAAGCAATTAAAAACAAAGAAGTATTAGATACATTACAAGTAGTATTAAAACCAAATGAGGTAGTAAAATCTAATAAAGAAACAATAAATAAAAAAATATTAGCTAATTCTCTTGGTAATGTTGTAGTATTATTACCAACACCTACAGGAGATAATTTTGCATTCTCTGTAAAAAGAACAGAATTAGGTACAGAGTTAGCACAATCTGTAGGAAATTCTATTAGACTTTTTTCAGAATATCAAAAAGCATTACTTAGTTCAGATATACAAAGACAACAAGAATTAAATAATATTGCAGACAGTATTACAGAAACCCTTGGAGCAGAATATGATATTAGAGAATTTATAGGACTTAGAAATTACATATCTTTGTTTGTATTTAATGGAGCTAAAACGTCATCTTTTACTTCAGCAGATAATAGAATAGAAAGACAAGAAATACCTTTCATAGATTTTGATGAAAAAAATCAAGCTATAACTTATTCAAACAAAAGATTTTTTGGTACTGTAGAATCTACAGAAGATATATCTTCTTTTGAAAAGTTAAAACAAGTAGGAATATTTAAACAATTCCTTAATTCAGAAAAAGCAGATTTAGATAAATTTCTTCCTGATTTTGAGAAATTCTTAGCTGACAGAAACTTAGCTGTAAAATCCAATCTTTTTGAAAAAGAAGAACCTTTTGAAATACCACTACTTGATGAAAATTTTGAATTTGTTGACAATGAAAGAACAAAAGCTCCTACATATAAGGAGTTTATAATCAATAATTCAGAAACAAATATACTTGAACATGAAATAAAATCACCTTCAGGTAAAAAAGAATTTTCTTATTTTCAACAACCTACATTTAGTTTTGAAATAGAAAAACCTGTAAAGCAAAAAAAGAAAACTAAAACTCAATTATATAAAGAATCAGAAGAGTTTAAAAACAAAACAACAGGATTTACAAGTTTACCAATAGGAGATAAAGAGTATTTTTATCAATTAAATGGTAGTAAGATAACAATTCTTAATACAAGAGGTAACAAATTAAAACCTTCCACTAAAAAATATCCTGAAGTATTAGAAAAAGTATTGTTACTAAACTATGAAAATTTAAGACCTGATATTCGTCTAATTAATAGAGAATTAACAAGTCTTGTGACTGTAGACGAAGATCAACTTACAAATAGGGAAGGTAGTTTAGAATGGTATATTTCTCAAATAGGAAAAATATATTTTGAAAGAGATATAAATGGTACAGGTAGAAATTCTCCTTATTTTCAAGAAATATTAGATCAACTTGATATTCAATTAGATGCAGGTATAACTGTAGAAAAACAATTAAAAGCAAATAAAGTATTTAAAAATTGGCTCACTGTAGATAAGAAGAAAGGTGCAACTATTGATGAATGGGCAAGACAAATAGAAGAATCACTTCCTTCTTCAAAAGGAGAAAATGTTATAGAAGAAATTCTTGAATTTATATTTAGATTTCCTGGAGGAATGACAGAATATGAAAAATATTCAAAAAAAGATGAAGCAATAGGAGGAATTCTTGTAGATTTAGGAAAAATCTTTGATATTTACATTAGACCTGTATCTTTAAATAAAATTTCTACACCATTTTTTAATGTAGAATATGAAATAGAAGGAGAAAAACCTGAAAAAATAGAAGATATAGATTTAACAGAAGAAGAATTAGAGCAAATAAAACAAGAAGCAGATGCTAATTTTACAGATGAAGAAGAATTTAAATATTTAGATGAATTACAACTTAGTCAAGAATTTCAAGAAGCTCAACAAGAATATATAGAATATGAAAATAAAGTTCAACAAACAGAAGACAATCAACTGGATGATAGCAGTGAAGAAGAAGAAGAAACTACAGGAGAAATTGAAGAGTCAGAAGAAGACTTAGATGATTTTTCATTTTATAATGAAGAAAAACCATTAGAAAACTTACAATTAGATATAAAAAATCAATATAATTCATTATCTTTGTTATATAATTCATTAACAAAAGAAGAAAAAATGAATATAGGTAGTCTTCAAGGGTTTATAGATAGTTATAAAAACTCAGAAATAGAACCAACAGAAGAATTTTTAATAGAAGAATTAAAATGTAGAAAAAACAAATGATAAAAAGTTTTGAAAGATGTATTAATGTTAAGAGTCCAGAATTTATAAAGCTGTCCAATACTTTTGGATATGCTACTTCTTCTCTATTGACAAGACTTAATAATATGGAAATTCCTTCTGAAAATAAAGCAAAGGAAATTCTATTAAAAGAAAGACAAAAACAATTTGATGATATTATTAATTACATTAATTCTTCACAAATAGTTGATATTGTAGGACTTAACAAACATTTAAAAAAATTCATGACTCCTAATCATGGATTATATATTGTAAATCATACAGATACACAAAATGTAAGTAAATATTCTTTTTCGGAAAAAACTTTTGGAAAATATAAAGATAAACAAACTAACTTCTCTAAAGAAGTACACGATAAAAATGTAAAAGCTCTTACAGAAATACAAAGAAAACTACAAGAAGTAGGTTATTCAGATGTATTTAAAATAGAATCAAACAAAACAACTATTGGTTCTCAAATAAAATACAATAAAGAAAAAATAGATGAAATAAACACAAAAAAAGCTGAATACATAGATGATGAAATAGAATATTTTAATGAAAAAGAAACAGGAAAACAAGGAAGTTTTTTTAAACTTTCTCCAATTCAAAATCAAGATAAATATGATGCTGCAAAAGGAGAATGGAAATTTTCACCAAAATTTAATGAACCACAGCAATTAAATATAATAAACACATTAACAGGTTTAACATTTCAATATATTTCAAAAGCAATATTAGATGGTAAATCTGTAAATATATTTACAAAAGATATTGTAAATGATATTCCTCAGATAGCTACAAAAAAAGTATATCAAAAGAAACTTAATGAATTAATAAAACAAAAAGATTTAAGTTTACAAGATACAGAATTAAAAAACAAACTACAAGAATTACTTAAACCAGAAGTATGGAATAAGTTTCAAAATTCTGTTTTAAATAATATAAAACAATTTGGATTTCAAATAAATAAAAAATCTGGAGATGTAGTACAAATGGATGTAAAAGATGAGGATTTTGAAACACCTATTACTACAGAAGAAGATGAGCCACAAGATGTACTATCAGAAAATGAATCTACAGGAAAAGCTAAAAACTTTTCAGATTATGGAGAATATACTATTTTTACAAAAGATAAATTAAGTCCAAGATTAAAAGTATGGCTTTCTTCTATTCCTTCTACAGAAGAGTCTTTTATAGCTGTTAATTTTCCAAACCTTTCAGTTACAACTACTTATGTTCCTATTGATGTTGTTATTAATGCTATAAATGAAGCTACTGTAGGTAAAAGAACTCCAGAGACAATAATAGCTTCTTTAGAAAAATATGCAAAAGAAAACCCTAATGCTTCATTTTTAAATGAAGTGGTTAGAAGATTAAAATTAGAGCAAAATCAAGATTCTACAATACCTAATGAATTTTTTTCAAAATTTAATCAAACCAAAAATGAAATGGTTATGGTTAAAACTTTTACAACACCAAAAAGAATAAATGGTGAAATTGTAAAAGATGAAAATGGAGAAATTACATATGATATTCACAGTCAAGTAATTAATATAAATAGAAATGATATTCCTAACAATTTAAAAGATGCATGGTTTCAAGATTTTTCATTTGAATATTCAGAAGAAAAAGATGAAGAATTAGTAGTATCAAGAGATAGTTATAAAAAAGTATACGATGGATATACTAAATTTAAAGATAGTATATTAAAAAACTTTGATAGTTTTGGTAATTTAGCCAATGAAGCTGTAAGACCAGAAGTAATACAAAATATAAATAAGCTATTTGCTTCTATAGGAGTAGAATTAAATACAGAAGTAGTAAATAAATTAATAAACGGAGGTTTTAAAGGAAGTAGATTTAAAATAGGAAATGATTCTATATTCACAGAAAAGTTTGGAATATTAGGACAGATATTTTCTGAATTTAAACCTGATATTCAAAATGCTGAAAGAGGTTTTGGTTCTACAGGGATGAATAAAATAGCTAATGAACAAGCTAAATATGTAGATAATTTTATGAATACTTCTGCCAAAGATGGTAAAAATAGAAGTATATGGGCTTATGGGTTAAATAATCCATTTACAAGAGAAATGTTTGATATTCTTGCATCTGCAAAAGAGTTAGCTGCTCAAAAGGAAGCTATTAAACAAGGAGCAAATATTAATCAAAATGCTGAAATATTAGATTTATTACAAACACACTATTCTAATAAGTCAGAAATATTAACATTACTTTCTACACTAGAGGGAGAATCATTAGAAACTTTTATGAATAATCTTTCATGGAGTATATTTAATGTAACAAAATCTTCTGTGAAAGGAGCAAAAGGAAAAGAACTTAAAAACATGAATGAAAGAGAATTTATTAATTCTCAATTACATTTGTTTACAAATAATACATTAAGCTCTAAAGTAAATGGAGTAGAAAAAAAATGGAGTTATAAATTTCTTACTACACCTTCTGATAAAACAACAATGTTTGTTGTAAGAACTCCAGATCATACTGTTAGCTTATTTAATGATTTGATTTCTGTTAAACCAGAAACAGTAAATGTTTTTTATAATAAATTTTTAGGAGAATATAATAAAATAAAAGCATATTTAGAGGGTACAGAAGAGTATAAAAAATCTATAGATGATATAGAAACTTATGAACCAAAAGTATTTTATAATTTTTCTCAATTTAATGTAAAGTCTAAATTTTTATGGGAAGATAAAACAAAATTAAGAAATTTAGATGAAGTAGTAGATGGTATAAAAGTTGAAACCTATATTAAAGATAAAATAAAAGAGCAAATAGAACAAGATATTGCTCAAACAAGACTTGATTGGGAAAAATATGGATTAATTGAAAATGGTAAATTAGTCGCAGGAATAAATCAAAACTATTTAGAATCTATACCAAGAGGTATTTCTAATATAGGAAATATTTCTGTATTACAAAAAGCTGTAAAAGATAAACCTGAATTAAAAGTACAGTTAGATGAATTAATATCTGAAGCAGATAGAAAAACTACTTCTTATCTTATTGCTGATTTTGCTATAAATAAACATTTACATAATATAGAAATGTCAATGTTTGTTCTTGGAGACCCTACAATGTTTTTAAAAAATGCAAATCAAAAAATAACAGAAGAACAATTTAAAAATTCAAATTTAGAATTTTGGAAAGATTGGGGAAATAAAGTAAGAGACAACCTTTCTAAAAGAATGGCTGGACTACAAGGTAGTGGCACAGAAGCTGTATGGAAAACAGAAACAGCTAATACAATTGTAATTAGAGATCCTAAATTTACATCTAAAGCTATTGAGGAACTTGTTAAATTTAATCCAGAACTTGCTAAAAAATATCAAGAAATTGATAGTTTAGATGGTCAAGAGTTAGTTACACCACAAGAAGATTTAGCTTTAAAATTAGCTCAAGGTAAAATAAAAGAATCTGAATACAACGATCTTTTAAAAAAGGTTGAAAAACAAGAACAAGATATTGAAAAACAAGGGTTTATATCTGAAGAAAACCTATTCGATGAAAATGAAACATATATTGCACAAGCACAAAAACCATTGGTTTGGGCTTTAATTCCAGATACTTTTTCAAAAATAAGAAAAGTTACATATAATAAACCTTCAGCATTTGGTTTATACCCCCAATTCACACAAGGTTTAGAAATAGATAAGATTAGACAATCTATTTATAAACATAATAAAGATAATACAAGGGTAGATAGAATTGTAATGTTATCTGCTGCTAAATTAGGAGCTAAAGCTCCTATATCAGATGTATTTAATCAAGATGGTACAGTTAATGAATTCACTGTAAATCAAGAGTCTATAGACGAAATTCCAAGAAAGTATTTTAGAATACAATTAGAAGTACCATACAAGAAATCAGAAGAAATTAGAATACTTACACAATCAGTAAAATTGATGTTTACTGAATCCTTGGATACTACTTTTGATACAAGTAGTTTAAACATAGATAATAAAGAACTTTCTGGACAAGAATTAAAAGATTATCATGATTCTATATATCAAGAAACTTTTAATTTACATTATGAAAATTTTTTAATTGATACAGGAGCTGAAAAAACACCTTTAAATAATTATGCATATAAAGACTATAAAAAGTTACAAGAAACATTAAAAGAACATGCTATAACTCAAGGGTATGATTTAAATGAATTAGAAGGACTTGAATTAAATGAAGATAACAATTCTTTTAAATTACCATTAGCATTTTCAGCTAAAGCTGATAAATATGAAAAATTACTTCTTTCTTTAATAAATGATATAATACTACAAAAAATTCATGGTAGAAGTTTTGTTCTTGCTACAGAAGCAGGATTTAAATTATCTAAAACAGAAGTAAAAGAAGGAACTGAAGCTAATGATTGGGTAAATTATAATAAATCTAATCTTGTATTTACAGAAACATATAATCCAGAAACAGGACTTTTACCACAGAGACCAGACCCAAATAATCCAGGAAAAACACTTCCTGCACAGGTAATGATTTCTTTTAAGTTCTTTGATGCACAAGGAAATAAATTAAACTTAAAAGATTTTACATATGAAAAAGATGGTCATACATTTTTAAATACTAAAAAACTATCACCAGAACTTCTTAAAATAATAGGAATCAGAGTACCTACACAAGCACACGCTTCAATGGCAGATATTGAAGTTGTAGGTTTTATACCTGATTTTATGGGTGATTTGATTATAGCTCCACAAGATTTTACAAAACAAATGGGATCTGACTTTGATATTGATAAATTATACAGTTATATGTATAATTATCAGTATTATAATGGTAAATTAAAAAGATTAAAGTTTGATGAAGAATTAGTAAGAAAAAATAAAGAAAGTAAAAGAGATGAATCTACAGAAAAACGTTTAAAAGCTATTTTTGGAGAAGATTATATTGAATCAGAAATAGAAAATAAAGAAAACTTTGAAAAGTTTATTAATAAACAAAAAATAAAAATTCTTCAAAACCAATTACAAGATATTTATCATGTTGTACTTTCTAATATAGAAGTGTATGAAAAAATGATAGAAGGTATTACAGAAGGTAATCTTCCAACTCTTGCAGAAGAACTTTCTAAAATAAATAAAAAGTCAGATACTCAATTACCATCTTTAGCTTCAGATAGATATAAAGTTACAGAATATTTTGATAATGCGGCAGGTAAAATGGGGATTGGTGTTTATTCAGCAAATTCTACATTTTTTTCTCTTATTGAAGGAAAAGAAATACAACTACAAAAACAAAAAACTATTATTGTAAATGGTAAAAAAACAAAAGGAACTTTACCAAATCCTTTTATAGTTAAAGATATAAATGGTAAAGATCACGAATATTTAAAATTATCTGGAAAAGGTTTTAATAAGTTAATTTCAATGTTTCAATCTGCATCTGTAGATAATGCAAAATTGAAAATTCTTTCTTTGCTTAATATTGATATTAATACAATGGGAATTAGTGCTGTAATGGCATCTATATCAGATGATAATATTAAAGTGGATGGTAAACCTGTATATAATGAAGATTATATTATTAAGTTTATTTCACAACCTGTTATTGTAGAATACCTTGAAGGACTTAAAAAAGGTTCAGACGATGTAAAAAAGAATCCTGATAAAAATTGGAAAATTACATTATTTGATTCTATTAAAAAGAAATATACACAAAAATTAATAGATGAAATAGGAGAAGATCAAGCATTTGCATTAATTTCTCAAGATTATAAAGGATATTCTATTGAGGATTTAGATTTTGGTATTATTGAAAATAAATTAAACACTAATACAGATAATGCAAAGTATTTAAAAATGCAATTAGATATTGCAGACCAATTTAGATATTTTGAAGATGTTTCTAAATTAGTTAGAAAAGTGCAAAATTTAGTAAATACAGATAGTAAAGGAACTTCTCAAACTATACAAGAATCTATATTTAAACAACAAAAACTTACAGATTTATTAGAATCTTCTTTAAACAGTTCTTCACCATTGGTTTTATCCAACTTAAATGAAATATTTAATGGTGTAACTAATAGGTTGTTTGAATTAGGAGTGGATTTACCTATTGCAATATATAAAGGAAATACAACAAATAGTCCTGTTCTTCCTTATGGAACAACAAAATATGAATCTTTTATTAAAGATTTTAAAATACTTCAAAATAAATCAGAAGAAGAGGACTTTTTTAATTCTCAAGAAGCTTCTAATTTATGGAATGGTTTTCTTTCTTATATATGGAGTTACCCAGAATTAAATATTGCTGATAAAAATCTATCAGAAGAAAGATACTCTTTAATAAAAGATGATAATACAAATAAATCATTAGCTACACAAATAGAAGAGTTTAGAAATACAGCATTGTTTATAAACAATCCTATATTAAAACCACTATTAAATTCATTAAAAGCAAAACCTTCTAAAAAAGATCCAACACTTAATTTTACAGAATTTTCTGTTTCTGTAGGACTTATTAATCCAGATACAGAAATAATACTATCTTTAGAATATTTAAGACAGATAAATGAACCATTGTTTAACAATCTTATTAAATATACATTATTAGTTACTCCTGCAAATTCCCCTACATCTTTAAGAAAGTTTATTCCTAATTTTTATTTAGAAGCTATTGGTGCAACAAAAACATTAAATACTATAAATAAGCAATTAAATATTCCTTATTCTAAAGCAGAAGATAATGTTTCTATAAGTGAACAATTTCCACCTATATCAAAACAGCATTATCAAATATTTCAACATTATCCAAATCATGCATTTAATATAGATATAAAATCTAATTTGTTTAATGAAGATAAATCAAAAATATCTATCCCACAAACAAATAAAAATGAACAATTTACACAAGTATATTCTAATCAAGATTCTAAACCAGCACAAGTACCTTTACAATTTTTATCAACATTTGATAGTGAATTAAAAAAATGGAGACTTTATACGTTAAAAGAATATATAAAAGAAGATCTTTCCACTATTGCTAATTATGAAGAAATTCCTACATTAGGGGATTATAATCTTTCAGAATTTGATATAGATGGAGATATAAACAAACCTTCTATTTTAACTAAAAATAATCCTAAAAATTACAAATACATTCCTTCTATAAAAGAACAAAAAGTAATAAAACAACCAATAATAGAAGAAATAAAACCTGCTACAGAAGTAGTAGTAATTAACCCAATAGGATCAAACACAGGACATTTAGAAAATAACTATGGATATTCAAACAGCAATACTTCTAAACAAAATGTGTCTAATATATTAGACAATATTATGAATAACTCTACAAATAAGAGTTATAAAATATTGGCTAAAATACTATTAGAAGTAAATAAAAATCAAAATATATTAAGTGGTATTAATTTTGTTCTTGGAAATGTAAATCAATATCAGTCAAATGATAATACTATTATTATTAAAACAAATGATGATAGTAAAACATTTCAAAAAACATTTCAGTACAATTTTTTACATGAAATAGTTCACTACTATACAGTTAAAAAATTAACAGATGGTTCTCAAATAGGTAAAACTGTTTTAAGAAACATTGAAGGTTTAATCCAAGAACTTGAAAAACCAGAGAATTTACAAAAAGCAATAGATTTATTAAATCTTAAAACTACTTCTCAAGAACTATTAAGCAAACTTACACAATTAAGAAACGAACAAGAAATTTCAGCAGAAGAAAGTTTAGTAGGTTTTTCTTCAGAAGAAGAAAGAAGTATTCTTAACCCTTTAATTAATTCTTTTGAGTTTATATCATCTATAATGAATGATGAAAATACTCAAAAATGGATGAATGAAATAAACTATCCTGAATCAAAACTAAATATTTTTGAAAAAGTAGTAGATTATTTAAAAGGTTTGTTTAATAATTTTATAAGAAGTTTAAACATAAACTTAAAAACTTCTGAAAAAACAGCATTAAATCAAGGAATTGAAAATGTAATGCAGTTGTTAAATAGTTCTAAATCAGAAGGACAGTTAGATTTATTTACACTATTAAAACCAATATCTAAACTTACAGAAATAAAACAAGCAGAAATAGAAGTAAAAAGAGAAGCTGTTTTAAGAATGGAAGATAGGCGAAATTTACTGTGGAATGAACATAATAAGATACTTCTTAATGAAAAACTAACAAAAGAAGAAAAATCTACATTATTAGAACCTCTTTTTAAAAGAATTGAAAAGATGAATAATTCTATAGAAAAGCTTAAAAATAATTTTAATGTTAGTTTATTAGAAGAAGAATCTTTAAAATCATTAGAATATGTAAAAAATATTCTTGATAAAGAAGAACCTACAGTATCAGAACTACAAGAAGCAAGACTTGTATTAAATACAATGCAATCTTTAATAGAAGTAGGTGTACAAAATAAAGAATCCCTATCTTCAGATTTAAAACAAGTATTGATTAATATTAATAAGGATATTTCTGCACAACAAACATTATTAAATGATTTTTCAAAAGAATCTGTAACAGCACATTATAATACACTTTCAGGACAAACATATACTCCTGAACAAATGTTTAATGCTAATATAGAAGGAGGAACAAGAAGTACATGGTTAAATGGAGAAGATAATCATAACCCTTTAGTGCAATATACATCATTAGTTGCAGGAGATATGACATTAAAAACTGAAGCTGAAATAACAGATAGGACTATAAACGAAACTCCAGAATTAACCAAATTTACAAATAAATTTGATTTTAGAAATTTATTACAAATTACAGATGTAAAAGATGAATTAACAGGAATTATTAAAAAAGTTAAAAATTTTAAAACAAGACTTACCCCTAAATTCTTTGAAGCAAAAAGAGAAATATTTCAAAAAGCTAAAAATATAACAGGAGCTAATAAAACAGCTAATATTAGATCAAAACTTAATGAAATAGAATTTGTTATAGATTTGAGATATTTATTCCCAGAAGAATTTAATAAAGATATGGGAGAATCTAAATTGAAAGAAACTGATAAAACTAAATATCTTGAAAATCTTACAAAGTTTATAGAAGAAGAATATTCAGAATATTCAAAAGAATATGCAAAATATAGACTTGATGAAGTAATAGAACAAACTCAAAAAAGATTTGAACCCTATATAGAAAAAAGAAATTATGCTTTTGAGCTTATAGAAGAAGAGTATCCAGGAGATGATGCTGTACAAACTCTTCTTAAAAACAATTGGTTAGCTTATAATAGTCCTTTTTTACTATTAAATGAAAGGTTTGCACTATCTCCAGAAAATATGAAACTTAAAGTTCAAGCTCCATATTCTAAATTTACTGCAAAAGTAATAGAAGACAATCAAACTATTAATGTACCTTGGGTTAAAATTAATCTAATAACAGGAAAAGAAGAAAAAGTAAGAATTTCTGAAAGATATACTACTAATAAACCAAGAAGAAAAGATTTTAATGGAAATATTACAGGATATATCAATGATGAATATACAGGATGGGAAGTAGAATATTTTGAAAAAGTAGTTCCTGCAATAGAAAAAGGAAAACAAGAACCTCCAACAATGTTAGGGTTTTTAAAATATGTACAGGAATTACAACAAGAATACTTAGGTCTTTTACCAAGATATTTGAATAAAGATGTTTCTTATTTTTCTATGTTAGATGTCCCTAAAGATTGGAAAGAATTAATAGATGATGCAAAAGGATTTCAAAAATTAACATTACTCCCTATTTTAGCATGGGATAGTGTAGTAAATGCTGTATCTAAACCATTTATAGAAAAAGAAGAAAAAAGACTTTCTTTAATTACTAAACAACAAGAAAAAGAATTTAATCCTAAATTTCAACATGATAGCTTTAATCAAAAAGGTTATGGAGATCTTAAAACAGATGATGTATTTAGATATTTTGATTTTATAAGAAATGTAACAGTAACTTATAAATATAAAGCAATAGCTGAACAAAATTTAAAAGAAGCTCAAGCTCTTTATTCTCAAGGTGTTTTAACAAATGCAAACAAAGAAGCTTTTACTAAAGATAAAGATTTACATGACTGGATTATTAATCATAAACTTTATGGACAACAAAAAGATTCTAAACAACCTTCAGATTATAACATAAAAGGGGATAAGTCATATCAATTAACAAAATCTGAAAGAGATAGGGTAAATATTTTAAAAGCTCAAATAAAGCAATTAGAAGATAAATATCCAGACTTTGTACCAGAGGATGTTAATGAAGAACTTTTTAAAATTCAAGAACAAATAAGCAAAATACAAAGAACTATAACTCCAGGTACTGTATATGATGCTTCTGAATCTTATTTAAGACTTAAATTTTTAGGATGGTCAGCCCTAGGAAGACTTTATGATACAGTAGCTACAGCTTATATTGGAAATATTTCAGAAGCTATAGATGGTAGAATATTTAAACAAACAGATTTATTGAACTCTTTAGGAGTTGTAAATGCTTCCTATGGAGCAGGTTATGTAGGTTCTTTAGGTGTTACATCAGCAGGTGTTGTTGCAGCAGGTTCATTATTACCTGGAGCAGCCCCTATATTAGGAATTGCTGGATATTTAGGTGTTGGTGGAGCTATAGGACTTGGAACACAAAAAATAGTAGACCAAACACAATTAAAACAAAAAGTATCCCAATTGCTTCTTAGAACAGGAGCATTAGATCATTTTGATTTTCTTTCAGAAACAGACCAAAGAAATATACTTTCTGGAACATTAGAGATATTAAATCCTTATAATCTTTTACAACAAGCAGACGTTTATAACAAAGCCACTACAGTAATTGCTGTAATATATGGAACAAAAATAAAAGATAAATCTGGAAATACAAGACCATTGTGGGATGCTTTTGTTACAGAAAATGGACAATTAACTTGGAATAATGAAGAATTTGATTCTCAAGAGTCTTTGAATATGAACTTTACAGGTGAAAATAGTGAGGTTTGGTTTAAATTAAGATTTAAAACAGAGAGGGCTTTAAAATCTGTACATGGCGATATGGCTTCTGATTTTGGAACATCTTTATCAAGAAAAAATACAGGACAAAGAATGTTGTTATTTATGAAAACATATATAACACAAGCAATAAATAAACAATTTAGTATGGATATTTATGATCCATTGTCACAACAAAGGTATGTAGGAAAAACAAAAGGATTTGTTTCAACAGTAATTAAATCTGTAAAAGGAGAAGAATACACAGAACAAGAATTAGCAGCTTACAGACAATTTCAATTTCAAATGAGTTTATGGATGGGTTTTGCTGTAGCTGCAAAAATAATATACAATTCCATAAAAGAAAATAAAGATGATAATCAATGGTGGTGGACATTATTAAATATTACTAATAGAATTGGTTCTGATCAAGGGGTTACTTTAGATCCAGATTTAGGAAGATATAGACAGGTTACACAAATATTCCCACATGCTAATTATGGATCTCAAATTTTTGATGTTTCAAATGCTTTATCTAAAGCAGCATTTGGAGATGAGTTTCCAACATTTGAACAAAGAGACTACATGACAAGACAAGAAATGATTAGGAATAAATTAATTCCTAAAAATGAAATTGTAGATATAGATGTTCAATGGGAATGGAATGAAAATAAAGAAAAATTTGAAGAAGTTAAAAAATATAAAGTTTTTGATCCTACAACAGGAAAAACTTCAAAATTTTTAAAAGAGCCTAAGTGGTATAATGAAGAATATGAAAAACAATCAAGAACTTTTTATAAATTAAAAAAAGTATTACCTTTTACAAGTGCGTATAAATCTATAGAAAATTCAAGAAAACCAAATAACTTAATAAAATAAGTTATTTTTGTTCTTTAATAAACTTTTGTATTCCTACAGGTAAGTCTTTTAATTCTAATTCATTGTAGGTGTTATCACCAAGTTTTTCTAAATACATGGGAAAATGTATGTATTTTCCGTTTATTACTTTTCCAAATATTTCAACAAATTCATTTTGCTGACGGGTTAAATTAAGTTTTTGTTTCATAATACAAATATAGTAGTTATTTTTAAATTTTCAAATTTTAGTTTACAGTAAACACGTTTTTTATAGTTACTGTAAACAATTTTGTTAATAAATGTTAATGCCTTGTTTATGTCAATAATATGCCTTATAATTGTGTATTAATAAACAAAATTTAAAAACAAATGGAAAACTACACAAAAACCAGGTTTGACAACATTTACAAGGTAAATGGAAAGTACAGAGTAAGAGTAATGAGAAATGGAAAGAAATATTCCAAATATTGCTCAACATGCAAAGAAGCTATTAGTTACAGAAATGAAATAGTAAACAATGGCTAAGAAAAAAATTGAAGAAAAAGAAGAAAAGCCTGTTTTAGGTTTTGTAGCAAGAAATAAAAATCATGTAGATTATGATAAATTTCAAGTACAACTACCTCCAGAAGCATTCTTTGATTTAATGGCATCATTAGACAAAGTAAATAACATAATGTTATGGGTAAAACAGAAACATTTTGAATCAGATCATTTTAGGTATTATACAGAAAATGATTTTATTGAACAAAAAGATGAACAAGGTAATCCTATTTTAAATTCAGATGGAACACCTCTAAAAGATTTAAGAGCAGATTTTTGGGACTAAACCTAAATAGAAAAAGGAGTGAATTAATTTTCACTCCTTTTTTTTATTTCATCAATTTAAGCCATTCTTGCTTTTGTTTTAAATCATCTAATGTTAATTGTGTAGATTCTTCCCATTCTTCCTTAGAAGTAAGATGCCAGCTATTGCATTCTGGACATTCATATATTCTACATTCATTTCTATATTTTTTTCCTTTTTCTTTTTTACAATGATTTAAAGCTGTTTTTGCTAATTTTTTTTCATATCTTTGTTTTGTACACATAAATCATTTAGTTTTACATATTTAGCAGGATTACCCCACCAAACTTCTCCATCAGGAACATCTTTATTTACTAAAGAACCCATTCCTATTATACAGTTTTTACCTATTTTAATACCATCTTTAACATTAGTGCCTATTCCAATTAATGTTCCTTCTCCTATTATACAATTTCCAGCTATATTACATCCAGGATTAATTGTAACAAAATCTTTAAGAATAGTGTGATGTCCTACACTTGCATTTCTGTTTATAGTTACATGATTACCTATTTTTGTATGAGCAGCTACAGAAACAAGAGAATTAATAATTAAACCATATCCTGTTTCTATTGTAGAGGATAATTGAGCACTTTGATGTATAGCATTTATAAATTGACTATTTTCAATTTTAAAATATTCATAAATAGCTTTTTTGTTAAAAGGTTTTGTAGCACCTATTATAAATATTTTATTTTTTGTATTTAATTCATATTTTTCAAAATAATTAAATTGAGAATTTTTATATTCTTTTGTAGTAGGTATTTTTAAATTATTTATTATTTCTATTTCACTAAACCATTTTTTACTTTCTAAATTATCAGTAATCATGGTTATAGTTGCTTCAGATTTACCTAATATTGTTATTGCCATTTTTTATCCATTTTTTAAATTCTGAAGGAGACATTGTTTTAAAATCTAATTTACTTAATAAATATTGATTTGTTGTTTTGTTTTTGTTTTCATCATGAATATTATCTTCTAAACCAATTCTAATACCATCTACTTTTTCTATAAAAGGAAGTATTTTAAATTGATTTTTTCCTATTCCTCCTAAACATAAATAAGAATCTTTTGGTTTATAATGTAATAAATGATTTACAGATATTTCATCTGCTTGAGCATTTGTCAAATTTCCTAATATCATATTAATATAAATAGGTTTTCTAAGTATATTTTTAGAAATTAAGTAATTAGTATAGTTTAGCATTCCTGAATCAAAACATTCTATTTCTGGAACTATATTTAAATCATTCATTTTTTCAGCTAATTTAATAATCATTTCTGGACTATTAATATTTACTCCTGTTGTATAATTCCAACTACTCATTGTTAAACTACCCATATCAGGTTTTAATTCTAATACCTCACTTCTTGCTTCAAAAGTATTATTATGTCTACCACTTAAACTTGTACAAATAGTTAATTCAGGACAATAGTTTCTAATTCCTTCTACTATAGGAGCAAAATGCTCTATTTTATTACTTGGTTTACCATTTTTATCTCTTGCATGAATATGAACTAATGTAATTAAATCTTCAT